GGTTTTACAATAAAATTTACAAATGCTGGAAATGCTGTTCAAAATAAAACATTTAGTTATACTGCTGTAGGTTTCGGACGTGGTAGTTAGTGTTCGTTTAGGATATACTTAAAGAAAATTTTGGATTAGAAAATGAGTCAAAATGATATGACCGTAGATAATTCTACGGGAGCGAACGTGAGAGCAGACATCAATAGTGCGTTACAGGCTTTAGCAACAAATAGCTCTGGATCATCTGCACCCTCAACAAATTTTGCAAGTCAATTTTTTGCTAATACAACCTCAGGCAATATGCAGCTAAGAAATACTGCCAATAATGCTCATATAAATTTATTTAGTCTTGCAGGCGCACCCGCTTTCCCTTTAGATGGGACGATAAATAGTATAAATATAGGTAAAGGAGCAAACTCTGTTGCTGGTAACACTGTTCTTGGAGAAACAGCTTTAGATGCTGCTGTGTCTGGTGGAAATAATACTGCTATTGGTAATAGTGCACTGACATCTTTGACTTCTGCTACTGGCAATGTTGCAGTAGGACACGATACTTTAAGATCTAATACAACAGGTAATTCTCAAGTTGCTATAGGAGATAGTGCTTTATTTACAAATACAACAGGTGCAGATAATGTGGCTTTAGGTGGTTTTGCCTTGTATTCAAACACAACTGCAAGTAATAATACAGCATTAGGTAGAAGAGCTTTATTCGCAAACACAACTGGAACGCAGAACGTAGCTGTGGGTTCTGGTGCTTTAGATGCTAATACTACGGCTGATAGTTGCGTTGCTGTTGGTTTTGGAGCTTTAGGTGGTAATACAACGGCAGATAATAATACAGCCGTGGGGAATGGTGCTTTATTTCAAAACACAACTGGAACAGAAAATACAGCCGTAGGAAGAGAAGCTTTAGATGCTAATACTACAGCAAGCTTCAATACGGCTTTTGGATCAGTAAGTTTAACTGCGAATACAACTGGTCAAGAAAATACATCTATAGGTCGTTCATCAATGTTTGCTAATACTACAGGAGGACAAAATACAGCCGTAGGTATGGAATCTTTATCAGCCAATATAGATGGTCAATCTAATACAGCAATCGGCTATAAATCTTTAGATCAAAATACTTCGGCAGATAACAATACCGCAGTAGGACATTCAGCTTTACTTGCAAATACAACTGGAATAAAAAACACTGCGGTAGGCTCTAAAGCTTTAGATGCTAATACAACAGCAGCATTTAATACCGCTGTAGGTTTTGAAGCTTTACAATCATGTACCACTGGAAGCAATAACACTTGTATTGGGGAAGCAGCTTTATCTGGATTATCAAACGGTCCTAATAACTCTGCTATTGGAGTCTCTGCTGGTGCAGACCTTACAACAGGTGGTAATAATTGTTTGTTAGGATTTAGTTCTGGAAGAGCAAGTGCACCTTCTGGGGCAATAACCACAGGTAGTCATAATGTCTGTTTAGGTAATAATGATATAGAAAATTTATTCTGTGCTGACACATCAATATCAAGTTCAGATTCAAGAGATAAAACTGACGTAACAAGTTTCAATATTGGACTTGATTGGATAAATGCACTTAGACCTGTAACCTACAGATGGGATAGAAGAACATGGTATGGAACAGAAGAGAATCCTTATGGTACACCTGATGGATCTAAAAAAAGAAATAGATTACACATTGGTTTCTTAGCACAAGAAGCACTCGCAGTAGAACAAGCAAATGGTTATGGACATAATAATGATGATTCATTAATCTTAAATTTGACAGATGATGGCATGAGTTATGGAATGAAATACGAAAGGCTTGTACCAATACTTGTAAATGCAATAAAAGAGCTATCAACTAGAGTCACAGCCCTCGAAGCAGGGTAAACTGTAAACAAATCTATTTCTAATTATGGAAGAAAGAACCGCAGATGAAATCGCAGCAATCTTCTCTGCTGCGGGTGATAGTGTAACTGTCATCAACACCGCTAAGACATCAGATGAAACTGATGATGAATACAAGGATAAGATCAAGCGTAATGTAGAGCATCTTGAAATTATCAAGGCTTATAAGAAAGAAGATGGAACGACTTCTATCTGGACATCTGAATCATTTACAGATATAGATAAAGCTATTACTGATGGCAAAAAACTTTACTAATTTATGAATTTACAGGAAAAACTTACACAATTAGCTGTTGAGAGAGAACAGTTAGTTGTCGCTTTGCATGAGACAACAGGTGCAATGAAGATACTACAACAACAGATAGATGAGCAGAATAAAGAGGACAAACCACAAACAGAAACACCTGAAAGTTGAATTTAATTTAAAAACGATTATTATTGAGCTTTATTCTTTTTAATAATGCTTAAAAAAGTACTAACA